CCACATCAGTAACCAATTTCATTGGCGTAGGAGGATTTTGTATCTCACTAAGAATCTCTTTAAGTTTCATATAACATATAAATATGTTATAATTTTACCTTTCGTTTGTGATATTTTATAGTTGTTCCGCTTAAATTATATTTAATTGAAAGTTCTTTAATTGTATATTGATCAGAACGTAGGTCTGAATACAGTTCATTTTTTATTTTTTTGATATGATTTTTTGAAACGGAAATATTTGTTTTTCTACTTTCACTCATTGGTCCTGTTTTTTTATCTGTTTTTTTATTATCATAACAATAATTTATTTTTCTTGATGATAAATTATTTCTTCTTTCTTCATATTTTATAGTTCCAATTTCCATTCCATATTTTTCAATAAACCAATTTAAAGTAAATCTGCATGAGGATTTTTGTTTTTGAATTATAATACTATCATTAGTATGTTTTTTGCCAAACATAGGATTATTTTCACCAGAATACATTTCTGATAATTGTTTTCTTATTGTTTCTTTATTTGGATTATGCGTAAAATTGTCACCACCAGAAGACTGTAATGCAATATTATAACCAATGTTATTTCTATAAGGTTGAAATGTATCTAAATAATATTGTTCTCTTTCCAATAACAGTTTTTCATCTTTTAATTCTTCAATTATTTCAAATTTAAAATTATCTTTTCCGTAAAAATTCCATGAGTTTTGTAACTTTTTATTTATATGAATATTTTTATTTAATTCATTTATATGTTCCCACCACCGTCTGTCTATATTTTTTGATGACCCAATGTAAAATTTGCCGTTTTTTATATTTGTTATTTTGTATATACCACTTTTCATACCTTACCATAAATATCTTGAATTTTGATAAAAACGCAATAAAAAACCCTCACATTTTACTGTGAGGGTCGTTGATTAAACTATGTTATTATGAATTAGACTTGATCTAAGTCAGCAACATATATCTTGCCGTAGAATTCTGGGCGGACTACTTTCTTGGCATAACGAGTCATCACACCACGGCGTGGAGTGAAGTTGATTGGATCGTATACCAATGGAGTTTGAACGAGTGGGATGTATGGAGCATACACAGCACCGGTTTCGAGGAAGTTATTTCCACGGAAACCAACCAAGATGACGTTTTCAGTCATGTATGGGTTCTTGTAGACTTGGAAGCGACTTGCGAAGCTACCAACACGACTTACACCCATTGCAAACTTAGCACTGTCACCATCGGTGTTAACAACATATCCTGGGATTGATTCCAAGATGGTTGCTACGTCTGGGGAACAAACCAAGAAGTTTGCACCACCACGGAGAGTCAATTGGTGAATCTTGTTAGATACACGTTGAATCTTGTTACCCAAGGTTTGGAACCAGGTGCTCTTTACGTAAGCAGTGCGGTTTGCGGTATCGGTTGTACGATTGAAGGTGACTGAACCATTGCTGTTTACAGTCTTACCAACGAATTCGGCTCCGATAGCAGCAGACCAAGCTTCAGTAGTTGCGCCTGGAGCCGCATTGATCAACATGTCAAGGATTTCGAGATCGATTTCCATTGATACGTATTCGCTCAAGAGAGCAGTCAATTCGGCTTCAGCATCAATGCTGTGGTAAGCATTCAAGTCTTGAGCCAATTCTGGGGTCCAGACTGCCTTTAACTTACGGGTCTTAGCAACGATTGGTTCGCTCTTAAGTTCCAAGTTAACTTCTGGAATACCGATATCAGCAGACAAACCAGATGATCCAACGCCTGCAGTAGTGAATGTATCTTCGAAATCACCACGGGTTGAATCCGTTGGTTGCTTGTCATAATACAATGTGATTGCTGCACTTGCAGCAATAGCAGTATTTGAACCGGTTTGAACAAATACAAGCTTGTAATTAGGAGCGGAATAGGTTCCGGTATTAATTACTTTAGTGAATTCATTCAATATGCCAGTTGCACTTACACCGGAACCACTAATTACGAATGAACGAACTGCGTTCAAATCAATACTTGCACTCAATGGATTAGTATTGATATCAAGTGTAATTGTTTGGCCAGTAAATGACTTTGTGCTTGAGGTATAATTTGAATCTTGTTGGAGATCGTTAGCGGTTACTGATCCGGTAACTGCTACAAGAGAAATAGAAGCTGCCTTTGAAGTATATCCATAACGACCGATGCCATAGAAACCGTTAACAGCATCATCGGTAGATCCGAGTTTGTTGTTAGTCAAGGTTCCGCCGAACAACGAACCACTATAGTTATTGTTTTGTGCATTTGGAACATTGGTTCCATACTTGAAATCAAGATAGAAGATAAGACCGCTTGGGAGATTCATTGGTTGAACACTAACGAATTCCTTTGCACTGATTTCAGCGAATACACGGCGAACCAATGGAAGAGCTACGCCAGCCCATTGTTCACTGTTTGCTGAAGTACCAGTTGCGGTAGCTTCATCAAGAAGTTGTTTTGCTTGGTTTTCCAAAAGAATGGACATATTGGCTTTTTCTACGCCGTTAAGACCTTCGAGCAAGCCTGTCTTGTCCCACTTTTGTTGCAATCCACGGGTTTCAGCCATCAATTTGGCTTGTGGATTCATGTTGTTTGTCAATAGACCTTTAATATCACTCATATATTTCTGTTTATTAGTTGTTTGTTTACTATTACTCACCTGTTAAAATTACTTCTTGATTCCGGCGAGTTTTTGGAATCTTGAAGCCATCACGTTGCTGTTTTCAACAATAACTTCCTTTGCAGGAGCGGTTGAAGCAACTGGTTTACTTGCCAAACCTTCGGTGATAGTTTTTGCAGTTGTATTAGTCTTTTTGACAACTGATCCACCGGAACTATATGATTCGGACAAAATTGCATAACTCAACTTGACTTCGCGGATGGACTTAGCCAAGTCGAATGTTTCAACTACCTTGGTCTTTTGTTCCTTGGTTAAGCTGAAAGTATTAAACAACTTATTGGTATAAAGCAACTTGCTGTTTAATAAATTGATTTCATTGATTTGAGTGCGAAGATATTCGATTACCTTATAAGATTCTTGCAATTCTGTTTGAACAGATTCATAAGCTTCTTCTTTCTTTTCATCATCATTACCTTCTTTACCCTTACCTTCTTCTTCTTCAATTTCACCTTCTTCAAGTGATGCAAGAAGTTCGTTCAAATCGATTTCTTCTTCCATTGATTCTTCAGCTACAGGAGCTTCTGGGGTTTCTGGAGCAGCATGAGCTACTGGAGCTTCTGGAGCTGGTGCGGTTGGTGCCATAGGAGATTCTGGAGCAGCAGCAACTGGTGCGGCTGGAGCTTCTGGAGCTGGTGCGGTAGGAGTGGTTGGTTGTTCTTCTTCGCCGCCTTCTTGCAATTCACTTTCCAATTCTCTCAAAATTTCTTCAATTTCTTCATTGGTCACGGTCTCTTCTTCCATTGTTTCGCCAGCAACTTCTTCACCTTCTTCGAAGGAAACGGTCTTTTGACCACCTTGAGGAGTTACTGCACCCTTATCAGGAGCATGTGATGCACCAACACCACCTGAACCAATATCTGAAGAACTTACAGCTTCATCAGCTGCGATTTCTTGTTTTAATTTTTCGGCCAACATTGCTTCTGCCTTTGTATTAAAGGCTTCTTCCAATGCGGCTTTTGCATTTGCGAGTGCGGTTGCACGCACGGCTTTCGCATCAGCAATAGCTTCTTTTAGTAAGTTTGACATAATGTTATTTGAATTTTCTGAAGTTATTGAGGATAAACTTCAATACGGATTTATTTAATTTTGAGCGGCAAAGGAAAGCCGTAATATTGTATATAAATATGAATAAAAAAATGAAAATCGTAAAATAATTAGATATTTATAATATTATGCCGTATTATTACAAAAAAGTAGATAATAAATATTGTGTCTACAAAAAGTCTAACAATGAAAAAGTTGGATGTACAGATGGTGATAAAGAGAGTTTAAATAAATATTTAGCCGCATTAGCAATTGCGCACAAACGCAAACGCAGAAAGAAAATCAAAGAACAACTCAAAGAAACTCTGCGTAAAATAGTATTAAAAGAAACATTATTAAATGAATTAACCGACAATGATAAAGATAATGTTTCAATTGAAACTGAATTAACAAACAATAAAGGATTAGATTTTACCCCAGAAGAAATTGAAAATGTAAAAGATGTTTTAAAATCAAAAGACTCTACCTTACATTTAAATGATGAAAAACCAATAACAAGAGGACATGAATTAAGTTTTCAAAAAGAAATGTCCAACAATAATTTTTATTTTATAGTAAAAAAATTAGCAAATAATTCCGATAGTAGTGGTAAATCAATTAAATATGGTGTGTGGTATATTACATATTCAAATGAAGAAGATTTAAAAAAGCCAACAACTGTTTATTATAGATTGTCTAATGCTGTTAATTTACTGGATGATAATGGAAAACCAAATCAAAAAGAATTAGACAACACATTAAATAATTTGGTATCCACCGTATTGAACAAATATAATCTATGACACATTTAAAATCTTTTATTAAAAAAGAATACTCTGAAATGGAAGATTCGTTTGAGTATAATATTAACGATATTGATAATCCAAATGGATGGAATTGGAAAGAAATTGATTGGTTAGCAAATATGGGATTTGAACCAGAAGGCGAAACTCGTTTAACATATACTGATAAAGATACTACCAAAAATGTTAATCATAGTGATTTAAGAAAAGACCCATTGAAAGTAACTGTATATAAAAATAAACAAGGTTATTGGTTATTAATTAATAATAGAAAACATGTGTTTAGAACATTTACACAAATGATGAACTTCATTGATGATCGAGGATCAGTTCCTTTATAAAAAATAAAACCCACCAATTTCTTGGTGGGTTTTTTATTGCGTTTAACTGAAATTATTGTTTGTCTGAATCTTTGATTTCAAAATATTTTTCCAAGATGCCGCCCATATCTTCGTATAATGAAGTCATATGAATGTTCTTTTCATGTGCTTCTTTTGCCATTTTCTTAAAAGCTTCTGCATGTTTCTTAATTTCGGCAAAATGACGTTTTGCTACATTTGCTTGGGTCCAATCGTTACATTCATTTACAACATAGGTTTCTGCATATTCAGAAATCTTCTTAAGAGTATCTGCTACTTCTATAATTTTACCATATTCATGAAGTGACTTACCATATTCGTTGTAATTATGAACCAATTCCGCCAATGCTTTCTTTTCTTCTTTTGACAACTTACGAGGAGCATCATCTGCGGTTGGAAGATTTACTGTTGATTCTACTAGATTCTTTAATTTAATCATATGTTATAAATATAAATCGTATAGGTTAAAATTATTTAATTTCGCCCAAAATATCACGAATAATATTTTCGACCTTTTCCCATTTATTTGTTTCTGGGTTTTTGACAACACCTTCTTGAAGACTTACTTGTTCTTCTGGATACATAAATGCACCTCTGGTTGAAGGATTGCTTACGAAATCAAATGCAATAAGTTCGAAGTCATCTTGAACTTCATCGGCGGCTTCATGGACATTTTTACGAACACTGCCCATGCCTCTTGAACTAATACCAAGTCTGATACCAGATGCAAATAATTCTTTCAAGATATTTCCGCTTGGTGTAGGAAGAACTTCAACTTCTCCTACTAAATTATCGCCGTCCCAAGACATTCTGGTAACATTGTGACTTACATTCTTTAAGTTTACAACGCTACTTTCTGGATGGTCTAATTCACCAAGAGCACGACGTTCTTTGATAAAATTTTGTTCGTATTTCTTTGATTCTCTTTCCAAAATTTCTCTTGGATAAATACGACCGTTTTGGTTTTTTGCATTTGCACGTTGAAGAACACCTTTTACTAAGAAAGGTCCGTTTGTCTTCATAGCCTCACTAATTACTTCTCGGTTAATTTCAAATGACATGCAATCTACAATTAATCTTTTTTCATTCATATTAAATTCCTTTAGTTGCTACATTTTGTGTAGGTGTCGGAACCGGTGCAGTAGGAGCAACTGTATCTTTTTTCTTTGATGGAACAGTTGACGTACCTAACTTCTTAATCGTATATGGATATTTAATAAAATATTCACTTTGTTTTTGTTTGTTAGGTTCACGGCCTTTGATAACAACTACATAATTTTCGTAATAAAAATCAATACTAACATCATCTACGTTAAC